GAGAATTGCTCGGAGATCGCTCTGTAATTTATCAATTACACTTTGTTTCTGTGGAGGCTATAACTGATCTTAATAAAAAGATTAGTCGAGTTTTTGGCGATAAAGTTTCAGATTTAGTTAAACCATTTTTTGAAGATAAAGTTTTTGGATTAGAAACTAAAAAGAAAGTCTTTATTGAACCAACTTTAAGCAATGTAAAATACATTTCTAACTATTGGTCTCCAGTAAAAAATATTCAATATCTATGCGAACATGCAGTAAATACTAATAATACTCCAAACTATGTTTTTTTTGAGAATAGAGACGGATTTTATTTTATTAGTTTAGAACAATTGTATCAGGGCAAAATGTATCAAGAGTTTACCTATGACAAATACACTCGTGATAGACTGCCCAATGGAAAAGATGTTCGAAATGTAAATGAAGATTTTAAAAGAATTACTGATATTAGTATTCCAGTAGCATATGACTACATGGATAGAATTCGTAATGGTATGTTGTCGTCAAGACAAATTATGTATGATATAACAAAGAAAACATACTCAGTTAAAAACTATAATATGTTTGATCGATTCCCAGACCAAAAACATTTAAATAAGTATCCAGTAAATTCTGACAGAGCCATCTTTAGATCAAACTCAACTCTTATTAACTTTCCAAAAGATTTTGGTAATTTTAATGGATTTGAAGATGTCACCAACGCTAAATCATTTCAGCAAAGAATTTCAACAATGAAATTAGCTGAAGCCAATAAATTAGACATCACAGTTCCAGGAAGAACAGATTATACAGTTGGACAAAAAGTTGGAGTGGTATTGAATAGAATAGAACCATTTTCTTTTAAAGATAAAGATACAACTGATAAAATGTTTTCAGGATACTATTTAATTGCAGCTATAAATCATCATGTGGATAGAGAAAAACACGAGTGCCATATGCAACTAATTAAAGAATCTTCTCAGATGGATATGAATAGGAACAAATAATGAATTTTTACTATGGTGTTGTAGAAAATAGAATTGATCCGTTACAACTTGGTCGTTGTCAAGTCCGAGTTGTTGGACTGCACACGCATGATAAGTCTCAACTACCAACTGCTGATTTACCATGGGCTCATCCAATGCAGCCAGTGACTTCAGCTGCAATGAATGGTATTGGTTCATCTCCTATTGGACCAGTTGAAGGTACTTCGGTTATTGTTATATTTGCCGATGATAACCACCAACAACCAATTATGATTGGTACAGTAGGAGGAATTCCTTCTGTACCTGCACCTATTGACGCTGACGATAATACACCAATCACTTCCACTCTAAAAGTAGAGAAAATATTATTAAGAACTATTCCTGGACCAACTACTGGAGTTCAGTTAACATTTTATGATCCAGAATATGGTTCTACAAATTTAACAAAAGACTTAAAACCAAATATGAAAGTTGTGGCTTTTGGTATTCCAGCAGAAGCCACAATTGTTTCTATTGATAGTGGTACTAAAATTACAATTAGTAAACCAGTATTAAAATATGAAGAAAACATTGTAACATTTGAGGCAGCACCATCTAATTTAGAAGCGATTAAAAATACTAAAGTTAATGATTTTCTCAATAGTATAAATCCATTTGCACCTAAAGATACACTTAAAAAAACTCCTGTAAACTCATCGATACCTACTGTACCACCTCCAAAAGAATCACCAAACCCCAATCTTTCTACACAAGGTATTAAAGCACTTCTTGCTGCAGCTGATAAAGTTGGATTAACTACAAAAGAACAGAAGTGTGCGTTACTGGGTATATGTGGTGGTGAGAGTCGCTGGATTACGCCAAATGACGAAAACTATCAATATGTTAAACCAACATATTTAAAACAAATCTTTTCATTTGCAACAGATGCAGAAGCAGAGAAATATTCTAATGCCAAGAAAAAGGGTTTGACTCGTTACGAATTTTTCTCATGGGCATATGGACCAAACGGTAATGGAAAATTACTAGGAAATAAAACTAATGATGAGGGTGGTAAATACTACGGGAGAGGGTATATTCAGTTAACTGGTAAACCCAATTACGAACGATTCCAGAAAGAAGCTGCAAAGTACGGATACACTCTTAATATTGTCAATGATCCAGAATCTATAAACACCGATATTAATGCAGCTGCAGTAATCGCTGCATTATTTCTTAAACTAAATGTTCCATCTGGTGTCAGTGCCAGTGCTCATCCTGGATATTTTCTTGCAGCCAAAGCAAAGGTTGGAAATAATACTGCAGCAATTGCTGCACTTAAAAAATCTTATTATGAGTATTTCTATGGATATACATCAGATGTTGGCGCAGAAAAAGACGCTGGTCCAGCAAAAATAGAATCTCCACCAGTAGGGATTGTTACTTTACCGCAACCTTCTTCAGAGTCTGTTAAAACTGGATCAGATACAATTGGTTTTAGAGATCCAAATAACAAATATCCATTAAAGGATTATGTTGGTGAACCTGATACCAATCGTTTAGCAAGAGGAATTATAGAAGGCACTGTTCTTAAGAAAAAAGATGCATTAAGAAAACGAACAGTGCCAAAAGCCAATAATGGCGGAGTTTGGGATCAACCAGAAGCAGCTTATGGTGCACAGTATCCATACAATAAAGTATTAGAAACAGAAGCTGGACATGTACAAGAATTTGATGATACTCCAGGCTATGAAAGAATTCATACATATCATCGTTCAGGTACATTTAGCGAAATAGATCCTTCAGGTTCTCAGATTAATTATATTATTGGTGATAATTATATTATCATGGATAAGAATGGATGCGTATCCGTAGCAGGAGAGTTGAACATTACAGTAGAGGGTAATACAAATATTTACGCTCGTAATGAGGCTAATGTACAAGTGGCTGGTAGTGCAACAGTTAATGTTGGTAATACCTTGAATGTTGGTGTTTTTAGTGATGTTAATATGGCTGTTGGTGGTAACTTTAATCTTAAAGTTGCTGGTAATTATAATTTACAAGCTGCAAATATAAATCAATTAGCCGATAACTACCATAGCATTAGCGCAAAAGAGTATACACTTGCGTCATCTGGATCTATTAATATGCTAGGATCCAGTAAGTTTAATCTTCAGTCTAGCGGTAGTATGGATCTTAAAGTTGGCGGAACTCTTTCTGCAGATTATACTGAGGGTCAATTTGGTAATGGTGCAGCTGGAACTGAGACTGTTGTAGTGCAACCAGTCACTCTCACTCCACCTGAAATTGGAGTGCCTACATTTAAATCTATACCATTTGAAGTACCGAAAGAAAGATCGTTTGAAGAAAAGGCTGGTGCAGAAACTCCAGATGATTATGATACTGCCGAAGGTCGCAGATTATTAAACAAACAACAAACAAAAGAAGGTGTAGAAACTCCTGCACCAATTGTTGCTGTAGAAGAAGCACCACCAACTAAAGGTAAAAAATCATCGATCCCTGTTGACTGTCAGATTATCTACAATACCAAAAACTTTACAAATGATTTTAGAATGTCAACTAATTTTGTTTTAGGTATGTTAATGGATGGTGGTGTTGGTGGCAAACACAAGTTAGTTGATCAGATGTTAAAGGATACTAAAACTGGTCCAGACAAGTTATATACTGTTTCAGAAATTGTATGTAGTCTTGCTCAGACTTGTCAAAATATTTTAGAACCAGCATTAAAAGTTTTACCTAGAGGTATAGATGGTTTAAATAAAACATGGACGATTAACTCAGGATATCGTTTAAGAGGATTAACGAAGAATGAATCTCCAACATCTGATCATTGTAAGGGAAGAGCATTTGATATTGGAACTATGCCGAAAACTGGAGATATCCAACAATTCAAAAGAAATTATGATCTTATTTTACAGTTAGAAAAACTTCTTCCATACGATCAATTAATTTTAGAATATCAGTATCCAGGTACATGCTGGATACATGTATCTTTTAATCCAAACTCTACAAGAAAACAAGCATTTACTATGGTAAATCATCAAACATATAAGGGTAACATAAATGGTGGATTTGTGTTGCTTGATAGTATTCCCGCACCTGCTAAGAAAACATAATGGCTGGCTTCGCTAAAGAAGGTGATTTGTCGCAGGGTATAGATGGACCAGCTACTGCTCTAACCTATAGGAATCAAGCAGTTAAAACATTCGTTCAAGGAATGAGAATAGCACTAGTTGGAGATCAATATGAACCTCATACTATTGGTCTGACAACTCATACAGGTGCGCAACGAGAAATTATAGATGGTTCTTCTAAAACTTTCTTTGAGGGTAAAAAGGTAGCAAGATATGGAGACCCAGTCGCTGATGGAGACAAAGTTGGTGGCACTGGATTTAACACTTTCATAGAATAACCTAAATAAACGATATGGCAAGAAACACAAGAATATTCTCGGATTTAGACCTTAACTTTACAGCGCATCCTGTAACTGGGGATATAACTCGTAGATTTGACGAAGATGCTATTAAACAATCTGTCAAAAATCTTCTACTAACTAGAAACTATGAGAGACCATTTCACAGTGAAATCGGTTCTCCTGTCAGACAATTGCTATTTGATCTACCTGGACCAATGTTTAACATAATGCTCCAAAGAGCAGTTATCGATGTGATTAATAACTTTGAACCAAGAGTTAGTATTATTGATGTTAGAGTGGATGATTATTCCGATGCAAATGAAGTTTATGTAACTTTAGAATTTAAAATTGTCAACACCGAGAGACCAATTACTCTCGACTTAGCCTTAGAGAGAACACGATAAATGGCAATTACCACAAACAGTAAAAGAATGAGTGTATCAGAGTTAGACTTTGATACTATTAAAACCAATCTTAAAACATTTCTTAGTGCACAATCAGAATTTCAAGATTACGATTTTGAAGGATCTGGATTATCTGTTCTTATAGATCTGCTGGCATACAATACTCACTACAACGGCATCTATACAAACCTTGCTGTAAATGAGGTGTTTCTTGATTCCGCAAGTAAAAGAGCATCAGTAGTTTCTCTTTCAAAGATGCTTGGTTACACCCCAAGATCTGCTGTGTGCGCCAGAGCAGTCGTTAATGCTACTATTGCCGCACCATCTTCGTCACCAGAGTTGGCAACTCTTCCAGCACAACAACCATTTTCAACTTCTATTGATGGAACCTCATACACTTTTTACAACTTAGAAGATGTTACTGTTGCTAGAAGCACTGGTGGCACTTACACTTTTTCTAACTTATCAATTGTTGAAGGTACTCCATTATCATTCAAATATACAGTTGCCACTGGTGTTCGTTATATTATACCAAATGCAAATATTGATGTTTCTACACTGTCAGTTCAAGTTCAAGAATCTTCTACTTCTGATTTGTATCAAACTTTCACACGAGCAGAAGATTTAACTGCAGTAACTGATACCACAAAAGTTTATTTCTTAAAGGAAATCGATGATGGTCTTTACGAGATTACCTTTGGTGATGGAGTTCTTGGTACTGCTGTAAGTGCTGGTAATGTAGTCACAATCGATTATTTTGTTTCTAGTTTAGATGCTCCAAATTCAGCGAATACATTTACATATAACGGAACATCAGTTTTGGGTAGTAATTTGTCAGTTGTTACTACAACTGCAGCAACAAATGGCGCAGCATCAGAAGATATTACTTCTATTAAATTTAATGCACCAAGATTATTTGCAGCACAAAATCGTGCTGTTACTCCAGACGATTATAAAGCATTAATTTACAGTAAATTTCCTGATGCACAAACAGTATCAGTTTGGGGTGGTGAAGATAATGAGCCACCAATATATGGCAAAACATTTATTTGTATTAAACCAAAAGAAGCATCAAAGTTAACTCAGCAGCAAAAAGAAATTATTTCAAATGAAATTCTTATACCAAGAAGTGTTGTTTCTATTACTCCTGAACTTGTCGATCCAGAATTTTTTAATATTAAGGTAACATCATTTGTTTACTATAATCCTAAAGAAACAACTAAAACTCCACTGCAGATTGAAACTATTGTAAAAAATGCAATTTTAGATTATGACGAAAACGAACTTCAAAAATTTGATGGTATTCTTCGTTATACAAAACTTACAGGTATCATTGATCAATCAGATGCATCAATTGTAAATAATACAACTCGTTTAATGGTTCGTCATCCTATTTCACCACAGTACGGTACAAATGCTCAATATAAATTAAATTTAATTAACCCTATTTCTCAAGATGGTGGTGGACAAGGTGAAGTTTTTGCATCAACTGGATTCTTTATTGACACAAGTACTCAAGTACATTTTCTTGATGATGACGCTGAAGGTAATATTCGTTTATATTATCTTAATTCAAACCAAGATAAAGTGTTTGTGAATAGAACACAAGGAACTATTAATTATGGGCTAGGATTAGTTCAAATTAATGGTTTGAATATATCTACTTTAGATGGACCCTTTTTTGAAATACAAGTTAAACCAGAATCATATGATATCGTTTCTGCTTTGAATCAAATTGTTCAGATTGACCCAACACTATTAAGTGTAACTGCCATTGCTGATAATACTGCAAATGGAGATACTGGTGCTGGATTCAACTACAAGTTCAACTCTATTAGATCATAATGTCAAGAACTCAATTATCATCTGTTGTATCTAGACAGATCCCTGAATTTATCAGGGAAGACTATCCAACATTTGTTGCTTTCGTAGAAGCATACTACGAGTTTTTACAAGCACAAGGAGTAGATCTTTCTTCCGTTAAAGATTTAGATAAAACTCTTGATTCTTTTATAGATCAATTTAAAAAAGAATTAGCACATAATTTTCCAAATATTGTTAGTGATGAAAGATTTCTGCTTGCCCATATTAAAGATCAGTATCTTGCAAAAGGATCTGAGTCTTCTTACAAACTTTTGTTTAGACTATTATTTGGTAAAAAAGTAGAACTGTCATATCCAGGAACTCAGATGCTTCGTGCATCTGATGGAAGATGGAATCAAGAGATATCAGTGTTTGCTCATGTAGATTTTGGAGATCCACTTGAAATTGTTGGTAAGCTAGTTGATATTCAAACTGAAACTAGATTGATTAGAGTTCTTGTTGACAGAAAAGAAGATCTTGTTGGTGAGAT